ATTATTAATAAGTTGTTGATGTTCTGCGTTTAACTGTTTGTATATTGATTATTCTGGGTTCACCGTCGATTACTTCAAACAAAACTCTGTAATCACCTACCCTTAATCTGTACTGGCTATCTTTACCTGACATCTTTTTTAAATCTAACTTGACATCGGGAAAGGTGTTTAACGCGTTCACTTTTTCTCTAATTGACTTCACATATCTTTGGTCTATTGAAAGCAGTTGCTTAATTGCTTTCTTAGTCCAGCTAATCTGATTCATTTAATCTCCTTTTTAAAGAACAAGTATCTTTCGATGATTAGATAATAAGATATATATCTTATATTTTCAATATTTTTTAGAAAAAAATCTAATTATTTTCAATTTTTCTAATCATTGTTTGATAAAAAATATTATCGAAAGGTACTCCTGACGGGAGTGGGCTTTCCGCGGGGTTGGGCGCTCGCGGTTTTCGGCAGTTTTTTCGAATTTTCAGTCATCATCATCATCCTGGTTTTTGTTGCATTTTTAATCAGTTTTTTCAGAATTTTAATCAGTGGGTTTTTTAGATTATGGATAATTTATTCGACATAAAATTAAACATAAGTCAGATAGCCGAACTGGTTGGAATGCACCGCCAAACGGTATCTCAGCGTGTTTCTAGTTTAAAGCCAGCAATTGGCAGTAATTCAAAATTAAAACTCTATTCTCTATCTGATTTAATCAGAATGGGATTAACTGAAAAGATGTCGACGGATGTCGATTCATTAATGCCACTTGATCGTAAAGCTTTTTGGCAAGCCGAGAACGAAAGATTGAAGTATGAACGCGATACTGGCGAGTTAATTCCAGCATTTGAAGTTGCACAAGAAATGAGTGCTTTAGCAAAAGCGGTAGTTCAAACATTAGAAACATTGCCGGATATTTTAGAACGTGACGCGGCACTTCAACCGAAAGCACTTATGCGAGTACAACAAATCATTGATGATCTAAGAGATCAAATGGCATTACATATTCAAAACAACAATCATGATGATTCAGAGGATTAACCATGTTTGCATCTGCTAAAGATATTCGACGAGATATAGCGAGTTCAGTGAAAGCACCGCGTCGAATGAAAGTATCTGAAGCAGTCTATGAATATATGCGTGTTCCGATTGGTGGTGGAAATTCTATCAAAATGGGATAAAGACACCGTAGGTTATTTAATTGAGCCGATGGATTGTTTAAGTTCTCGTGAATACGACGCAGTTGTTTTTGTTGGTCCTGCGCGAACAGGTAAAACGATCGGATTAATTGACGGTTGGATCACTTATTCAATTATCTGCGATCCGTCAGACTTTTTACTTGTTCAATTAACGCAAGAAAAAGCGAGTGAACATAGCCGAAAAAGGTTGGATCGTACTTTCCGCTGTTCTCCAGAAGTCACAAAAAGACTAAGTCCACGCAAAAACGATAATAACGTGCATGATAAATATTTTCGTGCTGGAAACTTATTAAAAATCGGTTGGCCATCTATTAACGTAATTTCATCATCAGATTACAAATACGTTGCATTGACGGATTACGACCGATGGCCCGATGATGTTGACGGTGAGGGGGACGGCTTTTCGCTTGCGTCAAAACGTACCACGACATTTATGTCATCAGGAATGACACTTGTTGAAAGCTCACCCGGAAAGGACATTGTTGATCTTAAACATCATCCAAAATCAACACATGAAGCACCACCTACAACGGGGATTTTAAGCTTATATAACCGTGGCGACAGACGTCGCTTTTATTGGCCATGCCCACATTGTAAAGAATACTTTGAACCAAGCATGGCGAATATGACTGGTTATAGAGATGATGATGACTTTGTAAAAGCCAGCGAAAAAGCAAGATTGCAATGTCCTCATTGTCAAAACTTAATCGAACCATCGCTAAAACGTGAGTTAAATATCAAAGGTGTTTGGCTTAAAGAAGGGCAAACAATAGATAAGAAAGGGAAAATTAAAGGAAAAGGAAGAAATACACGTATTGCTTCTTTTTGGCTTGAAGGTCCCGCTGCTGGTTATCAAAAGTGGGAGCAATTAATATATAAGTTATTAACTGCAGAACATGAATATGAAATGACAGGAAGCGAGGAAACTCTAAAAGCAGTGACAAATACTGACTGTGGATTACCATATCTTCCACGCTCCGCACTTGAACAACGACGATCTGATGAATTAATGGAGCGTCGAGAAGAAGTCGAAGAAAAAACAGTGCCGGCAAATTGCCGGTTTTTAATTGCTGCAGTGGACGTACAAGGCGGTAAAAAACGTCGCTTTGTTGTTCAGATCGTGGGCTATGGTGAAAGTGGTGAACGTTGGCTAATTGATCGTTACAACATCTCTTTTACTCGACCAGATGAACACGGTGAAACGAAAGAAATTGATCCGCGGATTCCTGAAGACTGGGACATTCTCATTTCTGATGTACTCGAAAAGAAATACCCGCTTTCTTATAACAAGAATCACTTAATGCCGATCTTGTCTATGGCAGTCGATAGTGGCGGTGAAGAAGGTGTCACTGACAACGCTTATAAATTTTGGCGACGTTGCAGACGTAACGGCAAATCAAAGCAAGTCTATCTTGTCAAAGGTGATTCAACAAAGCGCCAGAAATTAATTACGAAAAGCTATCCGGATAATACTACGCGCTCAGATCGTCGCGCGTCCGCACGTGGAGATGTGCCACTCTATTTACTTCAAACTGACTTATTAAAAGATCGAATTAATAACGCCCTCGCACGTGAAACTGCGGGGGCTAATTATATTCACTTTCCAGAATGGATTGGTGAGTGGTTTTTTAATGAATTGACGTATGAAGAAAGAGGACCTGACGGCAAATGGCGTAAACCAGGTAAAGGCAACAACGAAGCGTTCGACCTGTTCTGTTATGCGCATGCCATCGCACTGTTGCGAGGTTATGAGCGGATCAAATGGGGTGATGAAAAAGACGTGCCGACTTGGGCGAGATTACCTGAAATTAATTCCGAAGTGATTCGCAATGATCCTGTTTCACGAAATGCGCAAAGCAACATTGTAGAAGAAGTTTTACCGAAGCAATCAAAACCACGAGCAAAGAAAAAAAGTAGCTTTCTTGGTGGTGGAAAATCTGGGGGGTGGTTGTGATCTACACAGCAGAAGAACTAAAACAAAAGATAAAAGCACTTGATGAAAAGATCGAAAACGCGCAAAGCCAAGTGAGTTTTAACGGCAGATCGGTAAGTTTTCATATTAGTGAATTATCGAAACAAAGAGATCGTTATCAAGCAATGCTTGAACAGCTACTAGCAGAAACAGGACAACGATCTAAAAAACACAGAATTAAATATGCGAGATTTGTATGAAATTAATTGAAAAAATCATTGCAGAGATTTCACCCGGTTGGGCTGCTCAACGTGCTAAATCTCGTATTCTGTTTAATGTTTATGAAGCCGCTATGCCGAACCGAACGCACAAAGCAAAGCGTGAAAAAAGTGCAGCAAATACTAGCGTTAAACAAAGTGCGGTCAGTTTACGGGAACAAGCCAGAGCATTAGACCAAGATCACGATATTGTTATCGGGATTTTAGACAAGCTAGAAGAACGTGTAATTGGTTCAAAAGGCATTCATGTTGAACCGCAACCACTTAATTTAGACGGTGAAGTAAACGAAGAGCTTGCTGAGCAGATTCGAACAAAGTGGGCTGAATGGTCTATATCACCAGATGTGACAGGAATGTACACGCGACCAACGCTAGAGCGGATGTTGTTACGCACTTGGTTACGCGACGGTGAAGTGTTTTTGCAATTAGTGCGTGGAAAAGTTTATGGCTTGGATTACGAAACAAAAACGCAATTTGCACTTGAAGCGTTAGAGCCAGACTTCATTCCAATGAATAACGACCAATCTAACCGACTTGTGCAAGGTGTACATCTTAACGCTTGGCGAAAACCAGTTGCTTATCAAGTATTCTTCGATAACCCACAAGAATCACTAAAAACACATGGCAAGGTAAAAACAGTTTCAGCAGAAAATATGTTGCACCTTGCATTTCGCAAGCGACTTCATCAAGTGCGTGGTATTTCAATGTTGCATGGTGTAATGATTCGACTTGCTGATTTAAAAAACTATGAAGAATCAGAACGTGTTGCAGCAAGAATTGCCGCCGCTTTCACGATGTATATTAAAAAAGGTGATGCGCAAGTTTACGGTTCTGACGAAGTTGATAATAGCAATAGTGATTCTGAGCAACGCGATTTTGAAATTGCACCTGGTGCGATTATTGATGATTTAAAACCAGGCGAAGATATCGGATTGATCAACTCAAACCGTCCGAATGTGAATCTTGAGAATTTCAGAAACGGTCAATTAAGAGCGACTGCGGCGGGTACTCGTTCGAGCTATTCAAGCATTGCGCGAGATTATAACGGCACATACTCAAGTCAACGCCAAGAGCTGGTGGAAAGCTTTGAAGGCTATGCCGTTTTACAAGATCATTTTGTCGCACATATTTCACGACCGATTTATCGCGAATGGTTAAAAATGGCGATCTTGTGCGGCGAAATCAAAGTGCCATTAGAAGTTGATCAATCAATGCTATTTAATGCGGTTTATTCAGGTCCGGTTATGCCTTGGATTGATCCGATGAAAGAAGCGCAAGCGTGGGCTACGCGCATTCGTGGCGGTCTAGCAACTGAAAGTCAAGCCGTAAGAGCAAGCGGGCATAATCCTGCTGAAGTTAAACGCAGACGTGTTGTAGAGGTTCAAGAGAATCGTGAGAAAGGTTTGAAATTTGATACCGACTTAACTAATATGCATGGGTATCATCACTAGGTAAGACGGTGCCGCAAAACGAAACAATGACACGCACGATCAAGTTAACAAACGTCGGCAAACCGTCATTAGCAGAAAACAACAACGCTGGGGATGAATAATCATGTT